CCATTCGCCTTAGCGGTCACAGCGATAAGTGATAGGAAAGACATGGATATTACAGAGCAACAACAACAGTTGATTGATGAAAATGGTGGAAGACTTACACCTGAACTTGCAGCTCAATTGATAGATCAAGAGCTTCATGGCGATACCGCACCTAATCCTGCGGAAGAAGGTAGCCAGCCAGCAACTACCCAAGAACAGAAACAAGCCAATACACCAAATGCTGAACCTCAAGCACAGCAGCAACCTGATGAAAGTCAGCTCAATGCTGAAAATTCTGTGGTTTTGGCAAAAGATGGTAAGCACACGATTCCATTTGAACGACTTGCAGATGCGCGCAAGGGTGAACAAGAGTGGAAGCAAAAGTTTGAAGATGCACAGAGTGAACTTGCAAAGCTTCAAGCAGATGCACAACAACGTATCGAGAACGGTCAAGCACCTACAACTCAAGATAATCAAGCAGCCATTGCACAACAAGCCATTGAACAGGGTGTAGATCCTACCGTCTTTGGTGATTTTAGTGAGAAAGAATTAGCTGCGGGTATTCAAAAAGTTGTAGATATGCGTGTTGCAGCAATGGTCGACCAGCGCTTAAAAGACGCTTTAGCACCATTACAACAGCAACAAGCTCTTAGTGCAGAACAAGCACACTTTACCGAGATCTTTACGGCACATCCCGATGCAGAGTCTATTGTTGAATCTAAAGAGTTCACTGATTGGATGAATGCACAACCGGGTATTACCAAAGGTGCTTACGAAACAGTCTTAAATGGTGGAACAGCCTCACAAGTTGTCGAGCTTTTAGGATTGTATAAATCAGAAAATCAATCAACTCAACAAGCTGCCGAACCTGATGCGGTGAAAGCAGCAGCGCAGCAAGCTGTAAAAAACGCTCAAACACAAGTACCTCACAGCCTTTCAGATTTACCCGCTGGTTCTCCTGCTGGTGTTTCTCGTGATGAACGCATTGCCAATATGACACCTGCGCAAATGATCGAAGAAATGTCGACATGGACAGAAGAACAGCGTGAGCAATACCTGAATCGCCGTGTGTAATTTAAATTGTGGAGAGTCGACATGACGAATAAAACCAATGCCGCTTATGGTGCAAAAACAAATATGGTGACTCAGGCCGTTGGCTTGTTCGCTACACACATGCAACGAAACAGCACCTTAAACCTTTTAGCAGGGAAAATGCCTAAAGGTGAAGCTGGCGCTGATGCAACACTGCGTAAGCAGACCACCCAACACATGCCGATTGTGCGTGTACAAGACTTGGGGAAAGGTCGCGGGGATGAGGTCACTTTCCATTTACTTAACCCTGTTGGTGCTTATCCGATTATGGGTAGTGCACATGCCGAAGGTCGTGGCGTAGGGATGTCTTTGAATGAAGACCGCTTACGTGTGAATCAAGCTCGTTTCCCTGTTGATTTGGGTAATGTGATGTCACAAATCCGTAGTCCTGCGGATTTACGCAAACTGGGTCGTCCAGTGGCTCAGAGTTTAATGGATCGTTACTGCGATCAATCGCTTTTGGTCCACATGGCTGGTGCACGTGGTTTTCATAACAATATTGAATGGGCAATTCCTACAGAGGACCATAAAGATTTCAAAGAAATCATGGTCAACCGTGTTAAAGCACCCACCAAGAACCGCCATTTCTTGGTTGATGGTTCAGGTGTTCAGTTATTTAAACAAACAGCAGATGAAGTTGAACTGGAAACAGGTGATCTATTTACGATGGACACCGTGGATTCAATGAAATCTGTATTGGATACCATCGCATTACCGCCACCAATTTGTAAGTTTGAAGGTGATTCTAACGCGGATGACTCACCACTTCGCGTGTGGTTGGTATCGCCTGATCAATACAACAAATTCGCAGCACAACCAGGTTTCCGTTCATTCCAATCAGCTGCATGGGCTCGTGCTAGCCAAGCAAAACAACATCCATTATTTACTGGTGATGTGGGTATTTGGAATAACTTTATCATCCGCAAAATGCCGCGTCCGATTCGTTTCTATGCTGGTGACAATATTAAATATTGCGCTGCATATAACTCAGAAGTTGAGTCAAATGCAATTGTGCCAGCAAGCTTTGGTGAAAAATTCGCAGTTGATCGTTCAATCATTTTAGGTGGTCAGGCGATTGCTGAAGCAATGGCTTCATCTGAGCATTCGGGTGCACCGTTCTTTTGGAATGAAGAAAGTTTAGATCATCGTGACAAGTGGGAGCTTCTCATTGGTGCAGTTCGTGGTGTGTCTAAGATTCGCTTTGATGTGAACACGGGTGAGCGTCAGGAATTCACGGACTACGGTGTAACTGTGGTGGATACTGCTGTTCCAATCTTTGGTCGTGGTTTGTAAGTGTAAACAGGTGCTGCCTGTTGTGATCTTCACTACGGGCAAGCCTTCTTAATCTTTGAATGAATGGAGTTTGCAGTTATGGCAACGATTAAACGTAAGACGGCACGTGACCGTCAATTTGGTGGCTTTACCCCTTACGGCAATGTAACGAGTTTGGTGTATTCATTACTGACGAATGCAACAGGCGCAGTGATTGACTCAGATTCAACAACTGCAATTGCTGTAGGTGATGTTATCGACTTAGGTGAATTACCTGAAGGGATGAATCTTCAAGATGCTCAGATCATTGTTTCAACAGGTATGACCGCAACAATCAAAGGCAACTTAGGTTTTCAATATTCAGATGGTGTTGATGTTGCCGACACTCTTCAAGATGCTGCGTATTTTGTGAAAGATGGCGATTTAGCTACAGCGGGTCGTGTACGTGCAAATGGCTCGAAGCTATTTACCTTACCTAAGCCAGCACGCTTAATTTTAACGGTCTCAGGTGCCGCAAATGCGAAAGCATCAGATATCCAAATTGTAGTGACTGGTGAATTAAAAGGCCCTCGTTAATTTTGGTTGGTTGAGCCTTTGGCGGTGTGAGTAGCTGTGCTTACATCGCCTTTTTTTCAAATTGAATGAAAAGGAAAATGAGATGAAAACTTTAGCAATCGCCATGCTGTGCCATTCGATTAATGCTGCGTATTGTCAGTCTTTGGGTGATGAAAGCCAATTAGCTTGGGAAGATACTGCAGACTCACATCAGCAAAGTTTGATTGCTGGTGTAGAAATGCACTTAGCCAATCCTCAAGCTACACCAGAGCAATCACATGAAAGCTGGTATAAACAAAAAGAGGCAGAGGGCTGGATCTACGGTGAAGTCAAAGATTTAGAGAAAAAGGAGCATCCTTGCTTCTTACCTTATGATGAATTGCCGCTTGAACAGAAAGCCAAAGATTATTTATTCCGTGCCACAGTACACTTAATGAAAGATCTTCCCGATGTGGAAGAATATTTGGCCTTAGCCGATGAAGTTAAACATTTGCGAGAAAAAATTCAAAAGAATGCGCTAAATGTACCAAACGTTGTCACGCCGACTGCAACTACATTAGGTGCGAGTGGTATTGCGATCCAATATGTCGGACGCAAAGATCAATTTACTGACCGTTTATATGGGTCAAATCTTACCTTTGTGAAAGGGCAAGTTCGTCATGTCCCAAGTAATATTGCGGGAAGTTTGCTTAAACATCCTGAATTTCAGCGTTTTGAACAACAAGTTTCTGATTCGGCTGAGCAACATGGCCAACAGACCGATGACACTTCTACGATTTTGGATGAGGCGAAGAAACAACAAGACAAGGACAATGAGAAGGAAACGATTGAGTTAGATGAGATTGATACTGTTGAGCGTATCAGTGATAAAAAGAGTTTGATTGATTACGCGAAAAACAAGTATGACCAAGAGCTAGATGGGCGAAGCAGTGTAAAGACCTTGCAAGGCCAAGTGGTTGATTTAATCAAACGATTTGGAGTGGTGTAATGCAGCTAAGCCAATTGATACAACGCTTTCGGGTTCAAGCAAATGATAAGGTTGAGCCTTACTTCAATGATGATGAAAGTGTCATTGATTGGCTTAATGATGCAGTAAATGAAGCTTGTATCCGCGGTCGTTTAATCCAAGAGAGTGATAATGCTGATGTTTGCGTTATTGATTTAATCACAGGCACCGCAAAATACCATTTACATGAATCTTTGTATGAACTCAGTCGGGTTTGGTTTGAACCAGGTAATGGAACGCGTGGGTCCTATTTGGCTTTAATGTCGGCGGAGAGCCTAGATCAAAGATATAAATGCGATAACTGGAAGCTGATGCAGGGGATTCCACAGTTTGCCATTCAGGATGACACTGGAATACGCCTAGTTCCAAGTCCAAATATTGAGGGTGCGCTGCATTTAGAAGGCTACCGTGTACCGTTGGTTAACATGCAGAATGAAAATGATGAACCTGAAATTAACTCAATCCATCACATCCATTTAATTGACTGGACATTACATAAAGCTTTCAGTGTGCCTGATGCTGAATTTTTTGATCCAAACCGATCAGCAATGGCTGAGCAGAATTTTGAAGACTACTTCGGTATTCGTCCTGATAGTGATTTGCGACGTATCACTCGTGAAGATATCCCGCAATGTGTAGTTCCATTTTTGCCTTAAATTAAATGGAAACTCAAACCCCTGTAAGGCTAAAGCTTTGCAGGGGTTTTTTACATAATAGGATTACTTAGATAATTCAAACTCGCACAAATATGGGCAAACGTACGATTGATTTAAAGACCGAAGATACGCTTTACATTGGTGATGTAAAAGTTCAATTGATCAAAAAATCAGGACAATTGGCTCGAATCTGTGTTGAAGCAGACAATCATATTGAAATTAAACATGAGCGCATGAGTGCTTCCAATCCAGATGTGGAGAATCAAGCACATGGCAAACACACTCTATGACTATGCACGTCAGCGATTTCTAGAAGCACAAATTAACTGGATGACTGATACCGTCAAAGTCATTTTAGTGGATACCGGTGCATACACACCTCAAACCTCTGTACACCAATATTTGTCGGATATTCCAACTTCTGCGCGAATTGCTGGCCCTGTGACCTTAACAGCTAAAGCTACGACTGGTGGTGCAGCTGATGCGGCAGATGTAACTTTTACTGCTGTGTCTGGTGCTTCTATTGAAGCCATTATTATTTATGTGGATACAGGAACGGAAAGTACCAGTCCTTTAATTGCATTTATTGATACCGCAACTGGTTTACCTATAACACCAAATGGCGGTGACATCATCGTGACGTGGGATAACGGTACCAACAAAATCTTTAAGGTTTAACTGAGTAGGTGGGCTATGGAAAATCACCAAAAAACACCTACACAATCAGTAGGTGTTGAAGGGTTTAAAGCTGATTTATATGCCAGCGATATTAAGAATATTGACTGGCATATCTTAATCCATTTACCCAAGTTCCAAATGTATGCCGTTCAAATATCAGGTACGAGCTATGGTGACTGTAGCAATGTCATGGAGTGGATTAAGGGATATGTACAAGATCGTATACGGTCTTATGGTGAGCAAAATTTTTTTGATGAGTACGCGAACTGGCATGCAGAAAAAGGGTATTGGAAGAATGAAACGCTCTTTGGGGAGTTGATCCAAGATGGCACAATTTGAGCTACCCACTCAACTGTGGGTGAATAAACGTGCCTTACCCTATTGGATTGATGAGGCGATGAATAGTGATATACCCCGTACTGCCAATTATTTTGATGTGATAGTGGCCTCTCGAGAAGGTTTAATTATTCAGCAGAAAAACCACAACACATGGGGTTATGTACCTGTGTTGAAAAATCTACCTGAAGATAATTTTGAGGTTTTATTAAAAATATATCGCAATAATAATGGCACAACCAGTTGGACAAATGGAGGCTTCGGTCTAATCTTGCGTCAGGCGGGTTCTACTTCGGGTGAAAATTATTGCTACGCAGCTATGGGTAGTGGTAGTAATAATAGAAATCTATTAATACGACGCTACGACACTTTAGGTGCATCATCGGATTTATTTAATTCGTCTTTATCGTCCATTGGCTCAGAAGGTAGTACTTACTTCTTACGTGTTCGACGGGAGAACACAGCTTTAAAAGTTAAGGCATGGTTGGAGTCTACAACAGAACCAGAAAGTTGGTCAGTCAGTGTAGTAGATGATATCAATAAATATTCCAACGTATCTATTAAAAATGGTTTCAGTTCAGGCGTAATGGATACCGTTAAAGGGTTTGCTTATGCGACGAATGGTGACACCGCTCAGTTAGACTTACCACTGGTCAAAAAGAAGATTGCACACCAGCGATCGGGTGCAAATGAATCTGATTATAGTGTCATTAAAGATCGATTGACCCACAATGTTTTGAAAATCGTACTATTCAATTCTTCGGGCACATGGGTAAGTGACATTCCTGTTAATTGGGATTTCTATATTGTTGACGAAATCCTTTCAGGTACATTTTATGATTTCCGTTTTGCTTATGGAGATGGTCGCTTAGGAGGTGACTATCCTGACGGCATTGTCACAGTAGATGGTGTGCCAGCGGAGGCTGAAATCGACATACGTCTACGAACCAATGATCCTGTCTTAAGTGGGAAAATTTTGCGTCAAACCAAAAGTAACGGGGCAGGTGTTTGGTCTGTCCTTAATATGTCTGAAAATTTGGAATATGACATCGTTGCCCGTTGTGATGGCGAAAAGGATATGCTTGCACCACATATCTCTGCTGCACCCGACACAAATCTTCAGCCTTATTATAATGGTGGCTGGGGCCTAACTACTGCGAAAAATACGTTTTCACTCCAAGCTAATTTTGAACGTATGACACCACCTCTTTCTATTAATTTTTCAGGCTTCCGTGTACCTATTGATATTGAAAACACGGTAGCTTTGCAAGATAACGTTGTACAAGTGATTACACCATTACGTGGACATGGTCGTTTTGATTTCGAAATATCAGTTGAGGACAGTTTGTCTCAAGTAGTGACAGTACCTGTTGAATTGGAAAGCGTACGCCGCGTATCGTTTGTCGATTTTATCGATAAGACTGTTTCAGTTGACACAGGAAATGCTTCATCAAAAGCAATAACATTACCTACAACTGTTTTGGTTAATGACCTTATCGTTGTGAGTGTTGCGCATCGCCATGTATCGGTGACAATTGAGGATAATTCAGGACAGACATGGCAAAGTGTGACCAGTTGGGGGGCAAGCACTTATGCTCAAGGTTCTACAATTTTTTATCGAAAAGCTGTTGGAGGTGATGAGACGTCCCGTTCTGTGACCGTGCGGTTGGGTGGTTCGGCAATGTTACTTGTCCATTGTGCAATTTTTCGTGGCAAATATGCACCTATCGATGTTGTTCGCACAATCTCATCACCTGTTCGGGTTGAGGGATATAACAATGCTATAAAACCATTAACACCAATCGATCATGACAGTGGATTTTTAGTGAGATCTGTTAGTAATGTTTATGCTTTAAGTACGACTGCACAAACTAAGATGTTACTTTCGGGTATGACTATGCTGGGTGTTAAGTCGGGAACACCTTATCGTATTCAAACCGGTTACACGCATTTAAGTGAACCTGGTATTTTTCACAGCACTTACGAAACTGGCTCGAATAATGACGCAGATATCATACCTGATGTGGCAATTATTATTGATGAGGTTCGTGAATGAGTTATGAACCACCTGAAGGCGATAAAGTATCGTTTAATTTTATAAACGGGCCTTATATACGACCTGAAGGTGGTAAAGTCGCAATTGAATTTCGAGTTGGTTCTGTTACACCAACGCAAGATCAATATGTTCTGAGTTTAGGTTTTGACAGTTCGATCCTAGGGGGATCGAATGTTAAGCTATCTACATTCTTTGTGGGGGTACAAGGATTTAACAGCCTATCTTCAGGTGTTCCAGTTGTTTATAACAATGTTCAAATTATAAAGCCTGTAGGTTTTTCTACATTAGGATTTAGTCACCCATCAATCAAAAACCTAAATGTTCGTGTATCACCGACAGGTTTCAATTCACTACGAGTAGCCACCCCAACAATTGTAAATTTTAATAAAACAATTGTTGGCGAAGGTTTTAATACTTCTCTATACGGAAAACCTACGGTTTATAACCTACTCAAATTTGTACGTTTGTTGGGTGTAAATTTTCTTCAATTTGGCTCAGCCTATTTACAGGGCGGTGTACGTAATGTTCGTCCTAGCGGTATATCCGCTTCGGCATTTGGAACACATAGCGTTGTAAACACTCGAGCCAATCAGACCATTAAATTAAATGGTATTGCTGTACCTTCGTTCCCTAAACCCAATGTTTCACCCCAAATTATAACCACCCGTGGTTTTGCTGGAACACTGTGGGGAAGTGCTTATGTTCGTCGAAATCCAAGCCCTAACGGATGGTTGAGTGAACGCTTTGGCACAGCTTGGGCTTCACGTAGTCCACGTCAATATGTGGCGACGGTAGGTGAGGTAACGCAATTTGGTTCGACGAAAATCTTTGATGCTAAACAAAGTATTTTTGTCACAGGAACGAATACGGTTATTAGTGGTGGGGTCTTTGGTGATATTGCAATTCGTAATATTAATTTCAAAGTTTCACCAGTGGCTATTGAAGCGCCGCAAATATTGGGGTGGACCAATGTTGAAAATATTTCTCGATATTATGAGCTGAAAGGTTTTAATTCAGTACAGCATGGTCAAACTGCGATTCGAAATGTCACACCTTCAGTTAAGCCTGCGGGCTCACTTACTGGCGAACTAGGTAACCCTTTAATTGCTGGGCGTGTACGTCGTTTGAATACGTCTGGTGTTGATCAGCTTGTAATTGGACAAGCTACTGTCACCAAGACGCCACAACTATCACCACACTCAATTCCGCCTGTAAGTTTAAGTCAGCCTACTGTTACGCTATATACACGCTATTTGGCCGCTTCAGGCCGCTTAATGACGGGATTCGGTGAGTCATTTGTTGCAATGGCGCAGCGTAAGCTGTTGGTGAAAGGATTAGATGGGCTTGGTTTTGGTGGGGCTGTACTGTCACATGGCAATCGAGACCTATTAGCTAAAGGTGCCAATCACTCTGCCTTTGGGAATGCACACCGTGTTTGGTACCGTGTTCGTTCGATCACCCCTGAATCTATTTTTGATGATCAAAAACAATATGGCCATCGAATTGGTGGTTCCCAATACCTAACTGTCAAAGGCTTTGATGCAACTTTATTCGGGACAAGGATTGTTCCTGAAAGTCAGGATGTTTTAGTAGCCAATTTCAAATCATCTGAAATGGGGATAGCGAAGCTTCATAAAAGCCGTGAATATCTTTCAGTTGTTGGGTTTGCAACCTCAGGTACACAACCTTCTGATCGATGGGGTAAAGCTAAACTATATAATTCACGGCAATACATCATTCAAACTTATGATGTAGATAGCGGCTTAAATCCACCTCAATTCCAAGGCTGGATGACGATTGTTAATCGCAATCGCTTTATGGGGGTAATTGGCTCGCATATGGGCTTGTTTGGTCGCTGCGCTATACAAAATAAAGCCACACCGATTTTACCTCAAGGGATCGGCGTTCATCTGCTTGGGACAGCCTTTATTTCTCATCGGATCCGTTCCATTCGACTGGAGGGTGTGGAGCCATCATATATTTCAGGGTGGTCGAATATTCATAATGGTGCTTTTGTTATTGCACCTAAATCTTTTGAAAGTTCAGTCTTTGGTCCATCCAAAACAATAAATACTCGTCGTTATTTCCCGAGAATCGGAAATTTTGAAAGTATGGTATTGGGCGAGCCGATGGTTAGTTTCAAAATCCGACATCTCGTATTTGAATCACGTTATACCATTGGTCCTATTTATATTCCTATTCATCGAGTAGACCTATATAGCCGATACGTCGAGCCACAATCAAATGAGGTAACTGTATTTGGGCGACCAGCTCTGACGATCCATAAAAAAATCATTACGCCAAGATGGACTGTACGTGATTTATTTGGGGATGTTGGTCTTCGCAATGTTACACCTGAGGTTAAGACAAAGGGACGAAATGCTGAAGACTTTGGCGTAACAACAATTCGTACACAGTGGAGAGATGTGAAGGTATTTGGTGATGGTACTCAATTGTTCGGAAAAAACTCCATCAACTTCAGAGATCGAAAATTAACATCACATGGCATTAATGCTGGTGCAATTGGACATGCTTTACGTGTACGTGGCACGGGTAGCCCACCATTATCGACGCAATATATTTATCTGAATAACGTTGATAACCGTGGTGATGATCAAGATGATACGAGTTTGATTAAAGATGGTGATGGTATAGCACCGCCATTCTTACAGGTGGCGCAACCATCGCTCCGTAGTAATGTCATAGTGCCTGAAGGCTATATGGCTGGAAAGTTTGGTGAAGCTAATGTTTATTCTAATGGCATCCTTATAGAAAATGGGATGAAGTTAGATAAAGAATGTGGTTCACCAACAGTTCAATTGGCGCGGAGAACGATTGAGATAGAGGGTATTGCGAACACCATTATTGTGGGTACACCACGATTTTCGCCCCATACTGTTTATGCTGTCGTAGAAGCTCCTCAACAAGCAAAAGACAACCATCAGTCCCGAAGTCTCCATTATGTAAACAGTGACTCTGGTACTCGTAAAGCTGGCGAAGTATTTGGTCGAACACGTGTTTGGATGCACAACCCATATCTTAATCCGAAAAGTGTTGCTCCAAGCAATCGTTATGGAAGTCCTAGGGTTCAATTGAAGCGTCGTTATCTTGATGTCAAAGGAATCCAAGCATATCGTTTTGGTTGGCATAAATTAGGTGATGGGACACAAGAAGCCGTCCACCGCCAGCCTTTAAACTTCTCAGTTTTTGGCAAACCTACAATAACCTTGGTTAAAGATAGGTTAATTCAAGTCCGCTTAACCGGGCTAAATTCGATGTCATTTGGAAAAACGTCGATTGATTTTTTCCACCGTACCATCCGTGCTTTGGGTCTGAATAGCCAAATGATGGGCTCATCGCGTGGTGGGACGCTATACATGCCCCAAAGCCTTCATGTCGGTCCACGTAGACCCACAATACCTGTGGGGACGCTGATGGAAAAATTTGGTGTGACCTATATCGGCCTGAGAGTAAGGGACATTAAGCTGCAAGGTTTTGATGCTTGCCTGATGGAATATGATCCACGCCATTTTGAGGATCGAATGCGAGTCACTAGAGGTGGAGGAGGGCCACAACCTAAACCACCACTTATAGTCGCTCCTCTAGGTTTTGACGCCATTCGCTTCAACGCGTCTAATGTGAAACTGGGCGTGCACGTCATTCGCCCTGATGGTAATGCTGATCAATATCGCAAAGGGGCATTTTAATGGCTGTAAAAAAAATTCCTCCCTTCATGGGGATGGATAATTTAAGAGAAGATGCAGCTTTAGAAGTTGGAGGGAATAGCCCACATCTTTTCGTACGTGATGCAGTTAATATCAATTTTACTGAGACTGGTCGCGTGGAAATGCGAGCGGGAATCTCCAAAATCACAGAGAGTGCATTTGAGTTTATGTGGCAGTCTCCGTTGCATGGGGATTGCTTTGCCAAATTAAATCACGATTGGGTTAAAGTCGATCCTCAAGACTGGTCATTCAAAGTCTTAATCCAAGACATCGCGCAAGGTCGAGTAGAACACATAGTTTTAAACAATCGCGTTTTGATGTGCTGTGAAACAGGGTTGTATGTCTATGACGGTATCGAAGCAAGAACTTTTACTATAGACACACCAGCAGCCCCAATATTGAATCAAGTATCTCATTATTCAGGTGGCCTCACTGCGGGTTCTTATGCAGTGGCAATTTCTTGGGTAAATGCCAATGGAATGGAGTCAGCATTATCTGAGTTAACGAATCTTACTGTCAGTGAAAACTCAGCTTTTGAAATAGTTTTACCTTATTGTTTTGATCGAAATGTTTCTCACGTCAAACTCTACATCACGGATCACGAAGGTGGTGAGTTGCTTGAGTATGAAAGCTTAGATATAACAAATTCCAGTGCAATAATAACCAGTGTTCAAAATCTATCACGTAGTGCTGCTAACCGACACTTATCACCAATGAGGTCAGGCCATAGTTTGGCCCTTTGGCGAGGGCGGCTTATGGTTGCTGATCGCAATGTTTTATATTTTTCGGAACCGATGAACTATCACTTGATGGATTCGCGTTTTAACTTTGTACAATTCCCCCAACGAATACGTTTTGCTATTCCTGTGGACGCGGGAATTTGGGTAGGTCAACAAGATCATGTGATTTTCCTTCGCGGCAATGACTTAAAGGGAATGGTTATAGAGCGCAAGGCTTCACAGGCACCTATCCCTCATTCGGCAATGTTGCTGAGTAGTAAGGATGTGAGTGCGGAAATATCACAAGGTAGCTTATTTAGTGCACTTTGGTTGGCAAATGGTTATGTGATTGGAACGGCCAGCGGTCAAATTATTGAATTACACCGTCAAAATTTGAAGCAAATTCATGCCGAAAATGGGCAGTCTGTAGGGCTTGGGGGCAGAATTCTTACCCTTGTAAGCTAAGTCATTACCAATTTGGATATTGACTCATGCCTAACCATAAAATTTCAGCCAATCTTAAAAGTGCGATTGCAGATGAGCTAAACAAAGATCGCTTCGATGTAACCGAAAGTGGGATCATCTTTCCTACATTAAGTGTGGGCATCGAAGGAACATACTTTACTCGCGTGAACGGTGGGGAGTGGGATGTACAAAAGAACCTGATTACTAAAGAAGGGTTAATTGATGTATTGAATACTTATTTTGTTCAAAACCATCCCAAAAAAGCAGGGTTCTATCTTGCATTATTTAGTGGAAATACTGCACCTGCGTCGAATTGGACAGCTGCTAATTTTACAGCTGTGGCCAATGAAATTGTCTCTCAAACTGAAGGCTATACCGCAGCAACCCGTCCACAATTTAATCCTCTACCTGCAACAGATAACACTTATGTAGACAATATGACTGCAGCCACATCGGTGACGATTGCAACGTCGTCACAATTGAATGTGACAGGGATTGCGCTTTTATCCAATAGTCAGCGTGGAGGCACCACAGGTGTTCTAGTTTCCGCTACGAAATGGCCGACGGTGCGTACATTACAAAATGATGATGTGCTGGATATGGGCTATCGTTTTGCATTAACTGTGTAATACCGATATGCATCAACCGCGTCCTTATGGTTTAGCTTTACAAGGCGCTGAACTCACAGATGATGAAAGAGCATTTATCGATGTGACAGTTCAGCGTTTTACTAATTTTAAGCAAGCAAGCCAAGTCGAAAGCCTGAAGCAAGTTTATAACTTTGCAAATGGGGGATACTTCATCATCCAAGATATGGGTGGTGTGCTCAAGGTTTTGGCCTATAAGGACGAATTAACAAAGCGGTTTGAAATTGACGGTCTTGCGAAAACCTTCGTGCCAATGCTGTATAGCGGAATCATTAGTCAATCTATTATTTTGACGGATGGTGGCAAAGTTGGAATAAAGCTAACGGAACAGGCACGAAAAAGACTAGCAGCTTATATCAATGAAAGTTTGCCTCCAAAAGATATTGCATTAGAGCGTTTCAATATCGAATACAGCCCAAATTTTGAATATTTAAAACCAAAAAATACAGGCATTTATACCTACACTCAGTTTGTAAAGTTGCGGCCAACACTTTACAGCGGTGCAATGGCAGAAGTAGTACAAATTACGTCGGGCTATGGTCGACAGGACATCGAAGCTCTGCCCGAAAATGATATAGAAAGAGCTGAACTCAAAATACCAGAGCAATATTTTGAGCGAATTAAAGACGAGCTAAATAGTATCCGATTACCTGGTTATACAGGCGTTCCTCATTTTGATGGACAGTATCAATATGATTACAAAGCTAATCTATGTCACATCATTAGCTTCGATAGTGAAAAAAAACCATGGTTAATTCAAATTGATACCAGTGGTGTTTGGTCGATGCCATTACCTGTTATACCTGCAACTACGACAAAAGCATTCCGCGAATACGTAGAAGAAGTCGGTGATGATGAAATTTTAAAAATTTTGGATCGTTTTGGTGGTTTACCAAGTGGTGAGGGTTTTCCTACAGGTACTGACTTGCAAGCTTGGCGCAGAGCTGGGGCGGTGATTAAAGTTTGTAGCACAGCAGATTTTTACCAACAAATGCCCATGTATTCCGCATGTGGTTGGTCATTAAATAGTTTAGGAAGTGAGGGATTTAATACCTGTTGGAACTATGCCGATAATGGCTTGATGCATGTCTATGGATACAAGCTCAAGTTAAATTTAGGGCCTGCACTCAATCAAGGTTGGATGAATAAGGTTGAAGTTGAATCTCAATATGTAGAAGTAATTTCACGCTATTTAGAGAATCTTATTCAGCTATTACCTAAGGGTGAACAAAAAACTTTAGCGATTCTATACAAGATGCGGCATGTACCCTTTGAAGAGATTTATCAGCAAGCCCTAACCAGCCACTCAAACCCACTAGGTGTGACATCCGTTGATGTGGATTATTGGGATAACTATGAAGTTGATCCGATTGCACAACATTCAGGGAGTGTATCTAGAGTCAGCAGTGGACCTGTGTGTTGGTTATTAGGTAAGCAATATCCTAAGTCTATGGGTCGCTTAAAATTTCCTGAGCTGACAGGGCAAGGGTGTGAGTCATTTATCTTTTCTTCACCCGACTACGCTGGGGAATTTGTACGCTGCGATACAGTGATGTTTGGTTGTTATGTCGATGACCAATTAAAAGTTGTTAAGTTTTTTACTGATGATCGAACCTTTAATAAAGAAGTTGAGTCGACATTTGAAGAGGCCATGATAGTCGGCCAATGGGAAAAAACAGAAACCACAAGTTCTACAGGTTTACTGGGCTATTTCTATACATCTGATTTTGATGATCGGCGTGAAGCTTCTGAGTCCTCGAAATACACTCACATTAAAGGCACTGATCTTGGTTACGGAAATCCAGCATATGCCACGCCAATGATCCTTTATATGAATGGCTCACTCTCGCGTTCTCGATATTACAAGCATGTAACCACTACAGAAACAATTTCAGGGGATGGTATGGACTGCGCAATTTGCGTTCCAAGCTTTAATCGGGACTGTATCTTGTACGCTTTTCAGGAAAGTACTCAAACTAAATCGAAAAACGAAAGACACAGCTTACATGCGATGGCTGATCCGACCTCATATATGTTGTGGACCTATGATCCAGTATTTCACTGGATTGGAAATTCTGGAAAAGGCCGTCCATATCCAACCACAGGTGAATATGTATATGTTTCTGGTCCACCAAATTATACACCTACTGAATTTAGTGACTTTGCTGATTCAGGGGATTGGTTTGGTGTCGGCAATGGTTACATTGATGTGAGTTCCATTTGTGCACCTTATACAGACCGGGTATCAGGCTCTCATCAAGCTGGTGGTGTAGTGATTGGTGGGGAAGGTCCAACCATTGAGCCCTTTGATGAAACAAAAATTACCCAAAAGGACCAATCAGGTTTAATCGCAATTTCTTACCCATTTGTAGGTGCAAAAATTGCCCATAAAAATCTACCCGAAGCTTGGTATTTCTCCTTTTCGCCAGTAGATGCAGGCGGTTCACCTCACTACTTTTATCGTGACGCTTGTAGGGTTGTCTTTGGTGATACTGAATATGCCAACATATCGGAAACCGACTCAACAAAACGCCGATATAAGTGGGGGCATAGTAGTTTAGTTGAGCATCAATCTGCGTATCATTTCATTGGAGTGATTAATGAATAATTACCGTGAAGACACAATGGAAGCAACAATTGCTACGGATAATATATGGATTGATGTTCATTCTATTGCTGAGGAGCACGCTAAAGCTTCAGATATGATTCAGTTCCGACTGGGGTTTCTGACGGATGAAGTTGCTGCAGCTTATGATTATAGCGATCCAAATGTCACAGTACTGACTACCGAATCTGTTAAAGCCAGTACCATTACATCGAACAAACTGTATGCATCTCATAACATCAATGATCAGGCAAAACTAACTGATTCGATAAAGTTGTTTTTTCATGTTGATACAGCTGAACAGGCTATTGTCCGTGATGAGGTGAAGCTGTCACAGCGTTTTGTCTCGGTAAAAACAGCTCAAGTATCAGACTTAATCTTCGTGAAGAAGACAGTACATTCAAATACTACTGAAATTGCCAAGGCTCAAGACCATATTTATGCCTTACATGCGATTGAAACGATAGAAATAGCGAATTTTGCTGACCAGCCTTTTCACCAATTAAAAACAAAAAGTACTGATCTAGAATCAGCAACGGTAACGGACAGCCCTCAAGTTGTTTCTAGAATAAATTTACGTTGTTTTGAGTCAGTAAAAAGTTCAGTTGATGTATCTCATCAGCTTTATGCCAAAAGCTGGATAGATGAATTGGCCTTTGCAGATGATTACTACCTATCTGCACAGCATCGCGCTCAAGCATGGACAGCCAATACCAATACTTGGGCGATGAGTAGATATGAACCTTTTAATTTTAGAGGCATGGCCGTTATTAATGATCAGTTATATCTGCTTAGTAATGATGGTGTTTATCTCAGTGGACTTGAAGGGGAAAGTATTCAAGCCAAAGTGAAAACAGGGAAATTAGATTTTGGGGAAATGTTAATTCACCCATTGTCCCATTTTTTAGAATATCAACTGAAAGGGATTAATCGGTCTTTGCAAGTCACTATTGGTACTACCCAAAGTGGAAATGCACAGTTCTTTAACTACAGCTTGCCCTTAGAACATTCAGATCATTTAACCAATGGACGCGTACAGTTTGGCCGTGGGCTCAGAGGACGACATTTTAGTTTTGAAATCCAGTTGCAAGGGACAAGCGCTAGCCTGAACTCACAATCCATCGATTACTCAGAAACCAGACGGAGAATATAATGAGCCTCCAAGATGTTGCACCAGATGGCGTTTTAGCTGAAGCCATCACCACAGTCCAAGAGCAAATGGATAAGATCAATGAGTTTGCTGATAAATACCAAGCACAGATTAGCGCCTCATTAGAAGACATCAAAAATGTACAAGTTGATGTGGTGGAACCACCGCGCCCGATTACATTACCTGAAGTGCAAACCCCTGCAATTGATTTAGGGGAACCACCGCTATTCAATCAAATTGGGCTGAGAATCCCTGATAGCCCTGTATTCAATAGTATTGATCATTTGTTACAAGAATTGATGCGCGACGAGATAATTTTTGCATTTTTTTGAGATAATTACGCTAAATAAACATTTCAGTATGTGCAACGTTATTTCAATTTCCTTAAATAGTTTCTATAAGCTTTTTAAGGAAATCTCTAAATGATAACTAAAGAGTTAAAGCATACTCCCACATCTGGTACGCACAAAATTTGTTGCTTCTTTAAATCCAAGTAGTGTGAGTTCACGGCTAAATTCATCTTCTATCGTTTGAATTTGGGCTTCAATATCACTTGCTTTAAATCCATTTTCTAGCAGACAACGCAAGAATTGATAACGGGTAAGGCTTGGGTATTGGGAGCGGGTGTGTTCTAGCTTTTCTTGGTCTGTGCGGAGATCGATCCATGCTGCGCCATTCCACGAGTCAAACTCAGTATTTGGTTTAAGTAATGTATATCCCTCTTTAATTGATCCAATGTAATCAACCTTTGATTCACTTCGATCTAATGTCGAGTACACCACTTTATCTTGGTGATCTTCTTTCAACTCCCATGCTTGATTATTCCAGATACAAACAAAGCCAGCTTGGGATTCAGGTGGCACTTCAAGTGTGCTATTTGCTGCTAAGCCTGTGCCTTTAGCCCAGTGGTATTCAAAACATCCACAATAAACATTATTTTGATCAAAAGAATAGACAGGAATAACTTTATCGTTTTCTAAATTAATCATATCAACCAGCCTTTACAATATATAAAAATGCTATGTTTTTTACACGGTTTTCTGATGCAGTTGG